CTGGTTGATTATGATGAGAAACATAATTGAAGAACTTGCGTTCCATTTCAACTAATGTCTGTAGTCTGCCTTCAGGTATTTCTACTGTATAGACCTTTTCGGTTTCGTACTCAACTACATCTTTACGAATAATGTCTGCACGGAAAGGGTCTGTGAAGAATTTTACAGGATGATATCGTGCTCTACGTTTTTGATCATTTAGTACACGAACTTCGTAGTTCTTGCAAAATTTTTCAAGACCTTCGGACATTATTTGCGATCCCCGAATAACTGTAATAGATTAATGAATAGATTAATAAAGTCCATATACAATGTTAAGGCACCTGATACTTCTGCAGCATCACTGGTATCTACACTGACCATTTCACGGATCTGTTGTGTGTCATAGGCAGTCAGTCCTAGAAAGATAATGATGGCCAATGCACTGATAACCATAGCCATTACGCTAGATCCAATAAAGATGTTTACAATGCTGGCAATTACAATAGCAATCAATCCAATGAACATAAACTGTCCAAGACTTTCTAGACTGCGCTTAGTAAAATATCCGTAAAAGCTCATAGTACCAAACAAGATTGCCGCACCCATAAATGCACTTACAATTGATCCCATAGTGAATATGGCAAAGATTGTGGCAAAGCTCAATCCCATTAGAGCCGCAAATCCGTGTAAGCATAATTGAGCAACACCCTTACTAGGATTGTTGCCTAGCACATAACTGACACCGAAGATTGCCGCAAGCGGAGCGAAGATCACAATCCACTTTAGTACACCTGTAAAAAAGAATTGTAGTAGCTCTGGACTTGTGCCTACAAAGTAACTGACTAACATTGAAACAATAACAGCAAGACTCATATGTCCGTAGACACGTCCCATTGCACTGTTTACTTCTTCTGCTGAACGATAGCTTAAAATTCCGCCATCTGTATAATTTGCACCAAACATATTATTCTCCTTGATCTGAAATAAATTCTGTCGTCATTGGAAACACGGTTGCAATGACAGTTGCACAGGCCTTGGCAACTTCTTGATGTTCAAGTTGTGTGCCATTAGCCGAACGCAGTTGTATGAAGTGTACCCAAGAGCGTAGTGTACCATTCATATAAAGTTTACTAACTGTATTACCTTCTGGTAAAACAGCTCGGGCCTGTTCCTTAGCTATGCCGTTATCGACAGCCCATTCGTATGTTTCTTTTGCGAGCTTGATAAGTTCGAGCTGTTTATCTCTCCATTGGTCCTGTAGCATCGCATTGCCAATTGTTGGTTCCAGTGCGATTGAGTTTTGTCTGTTTTTTGGGTCTTGGAGTCGTGCTTCTCGCAGTACAAACGACAGGTCTTGAGTAGGGTCAGCATATCGCTGACTGAATTCTTGAAAGCTGAAGCTACGATGTCTGAGGATCTGTCGTGCAATATCTCTTGTGGTTGTGATTTCAATACAGGCGGAGACCATTTCGAGTGGGCTCCAGTGTTGGTGTTTGACCAAGTATCGGATGAGTTTGTCAGACGTCTCTGTGTTGAGTTGATTGGAGGGATTGCTGACACGGGCGCAATAGGCAATGAGTTCCTGTGCGTCTCCAATACCCATATCTGAGAATTCATCGGACGGTTTTGAGTACGATAACAATTTAACATTCATTATTTACTACCTTCGTTTTCGTCAATGCAGAGTTTCTCCATTAACTTATAATTGTCGTAGGCCTTTTTAAGTGCCTGGAATTTTTCTAACTTCTTCGGATCCGGATCCATTAGTATGGCTAACCGGTCTTCCATTTTTTCTAATAGCTTAACAATATCGTGGCCTTTGATTTTAACATTGCCGTCAAATTCTGCATCACCTTTTACCTGTATACTAGAACCGTTATTATTAATGAGAGGCTGTGCCCATTGATATCCTGTGCCAGTAGTAGTAAAAACTTGCCCGGCACCTCCACCACCTCCACCGATTCCTGCTCCGGTGTTGATGGTGTATGTGGTACCAGAACCGCTACCTATTGTACCTCCCATAGGGATTGTTACATTGCCGGTAGTAGTGTATGACACGTTAGGCCTTGGCTTCTTTACGAGCGTTCTTTTCTTCTGTAATTTCATTGCGGCGAGCCTTAACACCTTTGGCGACTTCTTGCAATGCCTTACGAGCACGGGTACCAGCAGCACCATTACCTGCTGTGAATTTTGCGTCCTCTGATAAGAATGTTTCGAAGTCTGCTTTTAATTGTTCTACTGTTGACATAATTGTTTTCCTTAGGTTATGTGTCTTTACTTATAATAGTAATTGGTGTGGTCGGCAGGATTCGAACCTGCAAAGGCGTTGTCTAGGACGTTGCCCAAATCCCAAGCATCGTTTCCCAACGAGCCGGAGGTCTACCATATTCCACTAACGACCACAAGTATAGTATATACTCTTGTTTGTAGGAACACAACCCCATATAGGTTAAATATTAGCACTTTATGATAACAAATTTTCAAACAATACCATTTGAACAAATTGTGCGGTTTGGTCAACGCACTATGTTAGACAATCCTCGTTTTTCTACAAGTTGGATCTTAGGTCGCTTCTGTAATTACAACTGCTCCTACTGTTGGCCCTATGCTCGTAGCGACAAAGTCGATCATCAGACGTTAGAGGTCTACAAAAGAACAGTAGATCAAATCAAGAGACAGGCTCGTGAAAACGGATTTACAGAATTCCATTGGAGCTTCAGTGGTGGCGAACCTACTGCCTACAAAGATTTAATTGAATTAATTAGGCACCTAGATGAAAAAGAATCTAGGTATCAAAGTATTCATATGACTACCAATTTATCCCCGGGCTCAAAATGGTGGAAATCGTGGTGTGATGCCACAGCTCTGTTACAGCGAAGAAGTATCACAGCCAGCTTTCACGATGAGTTTGCTAGGGAGCAAGAGTTTGGCGACAAGTGTCTACAGTTACAGTACGAGCTAGTACACGTTACAATCAATCAAGTGATGGTGCCTGAGAAGTTTGACGAGCTGTATGCTCGTATGGAACGGTTCCATCAGCGTGGAATTAATGTAACACTCAAACCACAAAGTGATCCTACTGCTAGTACAGTAGTCGATGGGTATACTGAAGATATGATCAACAAGATGCAGACTGGGTTTCCACAACGTGCCAACGGTGAAGAAGTTTATCAGATTGCATTATATGATGCAGACAATAAAGAACATCTGTTTGACCAGGCAGAAAGATTTAATGCTTTTGGATTTAATAAGTTTAAAGATTGGAGTTGCAATAGTGGCTTTCAAAGTGTTATAATAAGAGCTAACGAAGTTAAACGGTCATATAGCTGTCACGACCAACCATTAGGAACTTTGGAAAACTTTGAGTTATTCAAGGCCCCGCAGCTCTGTATCACTCCTAGCTGTGTGAGCTCAGCAGACTCAAAAATACCAAAGATAAAAAATGTATAATTATGAAGATATAAAATCAATACATCTAGAAGTTACTTCTAAGTGCCAAGCACGGTGTCCAATGTGTCCTCGTCGATTCAATGGCGGACCAATGAACCCGTTTATTACCTTAGACGAAATAACACTGGCACAATTTAAGAGTTGGTTCGATGCTGATTTTTGTTCACGACTAGAACACGTGAATATGTGTGGTAATCTAGGTGACCCGATCATTGCCAAAGATACTTTAAAAATATTTGAATATCTAAGATCAATTAGCCCTGATATCATACTTCATATGCACACCAACGGCAGCGCAAGAGATTTAGCTTGGTGGGAGCGACTAGCAGAATTAGAAGTTAAAGTTATATTCGGCATTGATGGATTAGAAGACACTCATCACTTATATCGCATTGGTACAGATTGGCATAAGATTATCGAAAATGCCGCAGCATTTATCAATGCCGGTGGATGGGCTCGTTGGGATATGTTAATATTCGAACACAATGAACATCAGGTTAAAGAATGTAGAGCGTTAAGTGACCAATTAGGTTTTGCAGATTTTTCTAGTAAGCATACAAGTAGATTTCGAGATCCTGAATTTCCTGTGCTAGATGATAATGGTAAACAGCTTTATACATTAAAGCCAACTTCAAAAAGTATCGAAATGGTACCTCGTATAAAATCAGCCATTGAAGAAGTTACCCCTATCATAACTTGTAAAGCACAGCGAGCAGAACAAATTTATGTTAGTGCGTCTGGCATCGTATCTCCCTGCTGCTGGCTAGATATGGAATGGACTGTTCCTAAGCAGGACAGCAGGATTGAATATATGTCTAAGGTAGGTGAATTCCCCAGCCTCAAAGAACAGACACTGAAAGAAATTTTTACATCGGGATTTTTTAATAAAATATCCGGTTGTTGGAATACCACAGGATTGATCGAATGTTCAAAGAACTGCGGATCGTTTGATAGATTAAATGAGCAATTCCTCTAGACTTATAGCATTTGGATGCTCACTAACTTACGGGCACGGATTACCGGATTGCCACGTGCCTCCAACTGAGCCTGGGCTAGAACCCAGTTACTTTGCCTGGCCACATATACTTGCTGAAAAGCTCGGAAGAGAGTGCGTTAATCTTTCTGAGCCGGGATCAAGTAATAAGCGTATATGGCATACTCTGACTAATTTTAAATTTCAAGAGTCTGACATTGTATTCGTTTTATGGGCCAGCACTGACCGAAATTGTGTGTTAACAGACCAACATACAATCAAAGATATTGGCCCGTGGATGGATGACCAAGATTACTATAAGAACTATCATACAGAATATGATGCAACGATGCAGACTAAACTTTACATCAGCCATTCAAATTTAATTAGATCAGGGATACATAATCTTATTCCTGGAATTAAATACAACCATCTGTTAACATTAGCTGGTATAACAGTGACACATCTTCCAGTGTATATTCGAGACTATGTGGGTAGTTATCCATTAGCACTCGATGATAAACATCCTGGTGTAGAATGTCACAAAGTATATGCGGAGGAAATATGCAAGTTGATATAAATCACGTTTTATTTTGGATGGATGCTATTCGTGACAGCGATGATCCTAAACGCACACTTGAAAGTTTTTGGAAGGGGCAGATTAAATCTAAAATTTGGCTGATAACACATCTTCAAAAGCACGTTGACAAATTTGTTTCGATAGACATACACGGAGGCTGGAATGGAGTATTAGCTAGCCTGTTATTCCAGTCAGATATCTTCACTACACATATTCGAAGTGTAGACATTGATCCTGCCTGTGAACCGATAGCAAATACTATTAACAAGTTAGAAGAAATATCCGGAAAGTTCAGCGCAGTCACACACGATATGTGTACGATCCCAACTATGGCAGATGTGATAATTAATACAAGCTGCGAGCATATTACACAAGAGCAATACGACCAGTGGCTAAATGGAATATCAGCTCACAGTCTAATTGTATTGCAGAGTAATAATTACGATATACCCGAGCACGTAAGAATAGTACAAGGGTTAGAAGAATTTGTAGACCAAAGCAATTTAACTGTTCTTTGGAAAGGCGAACTGTCACTGCCACTCTACAATAGATATATGATTATAGGAAAGAAAAAATGACACAACGAATTTTAATTATGGGATTACCTGGGTCGGGTAAAACTACTCTGGCAGAAAAACTACTACGCCTACTAGAAGATACTGGGAAAACAGTTACGTGGTTTAATGCTGATGAAGTACGTAAGCAGTTTGACGATTGGGATTTCAGTGAGCAAGGTCGCATACGACAAAGCAAGCGTAT